CCTAAACGTTCTTGTAGTTTTTCACGTTCAAACATTGACTTAGCATTGTCGATTTGTTGTTTTAAATCATCAATACGTTGCTCAATTTCCTCAACATTACCTTTACCATCAACAATTGTAGTTGTTTCTTTAGCCACTGTAACTAAGCGAGCTGAACCTAGCCAATCGGAATTGAATTTCTCCAACTTCATTCCCTTTTCTGGTGAGATAACTTGCCCGCCTGTTACTGTAGCAATGTCTTCTAAGATATGCAAACGGCGATCTCCAAAATCAGGTGCTTTAACTACTGCTGCTTTTAGAATACCACGCATCTTATTTACTAATAATGTTGATAGCGCTTCACCATCAATATCTTCAGCAATAACTAACAATTCATCATTTGATTGTGATAATGAATTTAATAGTGGTAGTAACTCCTTAACTTGAGTTAAACGACCATTATACAATAGAATCTTAGGATTATTTAATGTAGCAGTCATTGTATCGTTATTAGTAACGAAATATAATGACTTATATCCTTTATCGATTTGGATACCTTCTACAATCTCTAATGATGTTTCGCCAATACGAGATTCCTCTACTGTAACTACTCCATCCACACCTACTGCTTGCATTGCTTCAGAAATTAATGCCCCAATCTCCTCATCACCATTAGCTGAAATAACTGCTACTTGCTTGATTTGCTCGTCTGAAGTGATATCTTTAGAGATCTTTTTAATTTGATCGATTACTTCCTTAGTTGCTTGCTCAATACCACGTTTAACTTCTACTGCATTAGATCCTGCTTTAATGGCGTTGAATCCATCTGCAATCATAGTAGCAGCAAGTAATGTAGTTGTAGTTGTACCATCACCAGCTAAATCAGCTGTTTTAATTGCTGCTTGCTTTAATAGTTGTGCACCGATATTTTCGATTGGGTTTTCCAATTCAATAGAACGAGCAACTGTAACACCGTCTTTAGTTGATACTGGGTTTTCACCTGCATTATCGATGATTACGTTACGACCGTTTGGTCCTAATGTGCACGTAACTGCATCTGATAATTTGATGACACCTTTTAATAATTTGGTTTTTGCGTCTTGATTAAATACTATTTGCTTACTCATTGTCTTCTGTTTCGATTAATGCTAAAACGTTATTTTCTCCTGTAACGAGGTATTCTACCCCATCATATTCTACTCTTACTGGTCCGATTTTAGGTAGGATAACTTTATCACCTACTTTAAATGTAGATGGAATCAATTTACCTTCTCCATTACGGCGTCCAGGTCCTACTCCGATAATAGTTCCAACGTGGGGCATTTCCTTGCCCATATCTGGTACTACAATTGAACCGTAGAATTTCTCTCCGGATTCTTCATTCTTTACAACGATGTTGTCAAATACTGCTTTGATCATATACTTATTTTTAATAAATTTTCTTTAATGTTTTTATAACTTTCAATAAATGAACTTAAACTATACGTTTCACGTTTATTAGCTAATTGGTACTGGATGATTTTACTAACAGCACTTTCTAATTGTGTAAAACTACCACAGAAGTTATTACCGGTTTTAGTTGAATCGATTACAGTATAGCTATAATCATCAATTTGTATCTCGTATGGAGATAATGACACATCAGAAATAACGGATTGTGATTTGGTTTGGCCCTTCACACGGCCGAATGCTTTTTTCTCTTCGCTCATATAACTTTTATTTTTAGTACAGTGTAAATATAATTAAGAAAATTATACTTTCCTATTTCGTATATAAATATATCTAATTTAAAGAAGCCATAATAAAGTATTGAGAAATGGCATCTCCTTCAACAAACATTAAATTCATTAATCCATCTTCATTAACCTTCATTTCAGCAGTATCGAAATTTTTATTAGCAGATAATATTTCTTTTAATACATCTGATGGAAATAATAATGAAGTAAATGGAAATCCTTCAGTTACAGCAGGTATGTTAAATTCTAATTTATTAGCATATCCTGATGGATCACCTAATATGATTCGAGCTGTTTCATTTTGTGGTTCTAATGTAAATGTTTTAATGTCTGGTCCTAATGCTTTCTTACAATCAATAAATCGAGTAACGAAATCTGGTTCCATAGCATATGTTAACTGATAAGTTACATCAATTGCATTTGGTGTTTTAGGAATTAATGATATATCTGATGCTGAAAACATCATTTTGTATTGATTATCTTCAATCAGTAATTTTTCTACTATACCGAATTTTTCCTGATACTGGATGTCTACATTCGTATCTAAAATATTTAATAATTTTAGTAATGGGGATGTTTCAAATATACCGAATTCAGCATCGGGTAACTCAATTGGTAATGTAACTTCACCAACTACATCACGATTAGTAGTGGAGAATGGAATTGTTAATACATTATTTTTAATGTTGAACTTAACTGCTTCAGTCAGTCCATTCAGATAATATTTTTCAATAGTATCTACTAATTTACGTTTATCGATCATAACCTTAATTTAATGAAGAAATCTACTTTAACTTTAAAAGCATACCAACTCCCATATAAGCATTTGGTTTCATAGTACCTTCATGCACATTACCACCAACTTGTAATTGAATTAAGTTATCGTTTAATGATTTACGAATAACTGATATACCGAATGATTGAATTGGTTGTGTGAAGTTTGTAGTAATAAGCGGCCCAACATACCATTGTATTTCTTTCGGACGATATACTTCTACGATTCGTTCCTTAACTTTTGGTTTAATATCAGCAATCCATCTTCTACTTACTAAACGATTATGTGAAATTGTATCTGTAATTATAACATTACCAACACCTTCTTCTAATGTTAGTACTTCTCTATGCACATTTTTTGGATAGTATTGTTGTAGAATAGCAACAGTATCTAATGCTGTAGGAGCAGTTGGTACTGGTACCATTGTGTATTTTAATACTTCAACTGTTTTAGTAACTGTTCTAACTCGGGGTTTTGGTGCCTTAGCAACAGGTACAATTATTGGTTTTGGTGTAGAAACAGGAATTGGAATTACTTTAGATACAGTAGCAACTCCGTTCTTATATGTTTTAACAATAATAAATTTTTGTTTTTGGCCAAACGCTGACACTCCCATCAGCATTAGTAGTAGTATGTATAACTTTTTCATCGTATATAAATATATATTTTTTAATCAAAAGTGAAGAACTTGTTAAAATTAGCATTAAATATAGGCATTCCCCATCCAATATCGGAATACAGTCCTTCAATTTTATTTTTCATTACTGAATCAAATAGTAATCCTCTATTAATGTATTTTTCAATAAATTCAATAACTTGTGGTGGATCATTATATCCGTTAAATCCTATACAATCAATCTTAAATGGATTATCTTTTAAATATGCAATCAACATTTTATCACCAATCTGGAATTTAGAGTATTGTTTATCTAATCCTTTGAATTGTAGTAAGTCATTGTAGCGGATAGCAGCTTTAGTATTGATTGGACATTTCAATCGTAGTTTACTAAATATCTCACCGTTTCTAGGACGAGAATCAATATATGATCCTAATTGCTTTAGGCCAGTTGGTTTTAATAATTGGCGCCAATCAATTGTATTTACTTTAGCTTTAAAATCAAGTATTTGCTTGTCAATATCTTGTTTTTTCTTACCAAACATAATCTGATTTAGAATTGACTCACCAAATTCACGGAATAGTGGTGGGAAGTTAGACTTCATCAAATCCAATCCTTTCATGTCTAGCTCTTCAACTGTAACACCTTCCTTATTTACAATATACATTGCGTAACGACGTTTACCTGAGAAGTAACCCCGTTCAATTACTACCTCTTGTTTTAATTCAAAATAATGAGGTCGATCATGTAAATTAAATAAATCAACTACTAGTGTATCTAAATGTTTATTTGCTAATGATTGGATTTCGGTAGCAAGTTCTAACGTAGCTTTAATACAAGCATCTTTATCAGTTAAATCTACACCTTCAGCTCGTAGCAAATCCTTAACATGAATGAATAATGAATCGGTATCTGAAGTAATAATATAGTCTTTATTATTTGTACCTAACCGCTCATTCATTATTTTATTACAGAATATAATCGATTCTTGAGTTAATCGTTGTCCTGTTAATGTAATAGCTTTAGATATCATTTTATGACCATCAGTATAACGCCATGAATTTAATGCAAATACACCATAAACGTCATTTAATTTAATTTTATATGCGTGTTGGCGTCGGTTATAAAATTCACCCATAACAGTATCACCTGCCTTATATGCTTGTTTCATTAGGTTCTTATACTCGACACGTTTATTAAACCAGTCAGTTAGAATTTCACATACAACTGATTGTTTATTTTTATCGAATATAACACCAGCAGCTGATATAATTAGGTTATTATTTTTAACGAAATTATACATTATACCTGCTGTGGTATCTGTTAGCTTTAATGTTTTATCTGGTAGTAGTTTTTCGACTGTAATCTTAGTGTTTGGGTCCATGTGCTTCAGCTCATCTAAGGACCACTGACTATCAGTTTTATGTTTATTTACAATTCTACCTACTAATGTTTCAATACCAATATTTAAAGAACGAATAATTGATGGGTATAGTGATGTAAAGTCCAAGTCAATTACCCACTCGTATAGGCCCGGTTCTGGGTCCTTTAAATAACCACCAGCATATTCTGATAATTCAATTATTTCATCTAATTGTTCTTTAGTGATTTTACCTGTTTTATAATCGAATTCAGCTTTCTTACGTGATAATCCACCTAATTTAGGATTTGATGTAGTAGGCTTATTAGGCGATACAATATTCTTACGTTTTAAGTAAGTTAAAATAGCACCATCATTTAGAGCAGTTGAGTAGTAAATATTATCATAGGTAGTATGACATAAGTGACCAACAGTAACTGTTAGATCAATAAATTTCATTTTTTCCTCTAATTTAACTAGAATTTCAACGTCGCGAATATTGTACTCGATAAATTTCTGTACGTCTTCTTTAAATAATTTATCTAATGAACCGTAGTACTCGATCTTACCTAATTTAACGTATTTGGTTCCGATGTTACCTAATGCGTATGATGGTTCTTGTTTAGTTACATATTTTTTAAATAGTAACATGTAATCTAAGTGATTAATACCACCAATTTTGATTACTTGCTCACCTTCATGTTCGCCTACAAATACTTTATTAATCGGAGATAAGCGGTCAGCTTGCGATTTACCTAGCACTTTGGCAATTCTGTTGTATGTGTAAGGCACATCGAAGAATTCACTATTCCACCCCGAGATTATCGTAGGATCTAATTCATTCCATTTATCTAGGAACGTTTGCAGCAAGATTTTTTCGTTAATACAAGATATAACAAATGTATTATCTTTTTCAGAATTTGTAAGTAGTTGATCTTCATCTAGAATATAGCAATAATATTGCTTTAACGAATTATCATATAAAGCAATTGATGTAATTTTAGTTGGAGCATTAGCTACCGTTTGTGGTGTTAATGCACCTGCAATCTCGCACTCAATATCAAAGAATACTGTATTATGGTATTCTGGTGTATCGTCTGATTCTGAGTACAAGTCAACTAATACTCGAGTATGCTTATCAACATCAGTTTCGTAGCATGTATCTGAGTATGTTTTAGTTGGAGATACTTTATCACCGAACAACGTTAAATATTGTCCTTGTGGATCTGGTTTGTAAAATGTGGGCTGGTACTCGAATGAGTTCCAACCCAATTTATCGTCACGTAAGTGATATTTTCTTTCTCTAGAATCGTAATAGATTGATTGATACATATAACCTTTTTATTGTAAACATAATTAAGAAATTAACGAAGGGTTTATATAGAAATCATCTTGATCATTTTCTTCTTTTACTAAAATATACCCTCTTTCTTGAAATAACTTTCGGGACATCTCCTTAGTAGGTTCTAAAGTCCACCCAAGGCGTTCTCTATAATAATCAGTTTCAAATGTTATTACTCTGAATTTATAATTAGTTTTAAATAATTCTTCTAATGCTCTGAATGTAGTAATAGGAGGTTCTAAATCTATTGTTAAATAATCAATAATCTCAGGCATATTATTTTCAGATAATAATTGATTATAATCTATAGTAGTAGCATCTGCACATACAAATTTACTGTTTGGTCTATTATCAATCCAATCCTGTTCAAAATGGCATTCTATATCAACACCAATTCCTGTCCACCCTAATTCTTTTTCTAAATAATAAGTATTTGAAATATTTTTATAGTGATGACAACCTATATCTAAGAAAATACCGTTTCGTTTTTCTTTTAAAACATCTGTTACAAATTTATCTTGTCCTATTTGTGAATGGTACATGTCTTGTCCTAATAGTGGGGGGTGTGTGATTTGTTGGTTTGATGATTCGTTTATTCCCGTGGTAGTTAAAGGTCTACGATAAAATAAAACATCATAATATTCAGTACCACTCGCCTGAGTAGTACCTGAATTGATATAATTAAATCCTAGAGAAGTTAATCTATCAATAATTTTAGTGGTTCTAGGTCGAAGTTCTGGGTCTATAAAGTCATGAAATTCAACTGTTATTTGGTCAATTTTACTTAATAGATCATCAGATATGTTTTCTAAAACTTCATATTCAGAACCTTCAATATCTATTTTTAAAATATCTATAAAATCTATATCATTTTCTTTACATAATGTCTCTAAAGATATAGTTTTAACTTCTTGTTGGATCCCATTAAACCAATTAAAATCTTTAGAAGCATTATACGGGGAATGTGGATCAATATTAAATATAATACTTTCACCATCATTAGCGCCTATAGCATTGTAGTATCTTTTTATATGAGGTTTATCTTCTAATGTATTAAAATTAGTTAAATTAACTTCTACTAAGATTGCTTTTTTTATTTTAAATGATTCTTCAAGGGGTTTGATGAATTCTCCTTGACAAGCTCCAAGATCAATAACTGTTAATTCGTCATTTAAAAAATTGTCATAGATATTATGACCCATTATATTTATTTGTTTCATTTTATTTAATTTAAATTTTCCCAATTATCTTTATACTCCCTTACAAAGTTAGCATCGTATTCGTTATCATCAATGAAATTAATTTGTTTATTTTCATTAAATTTTTCAGTTACTATATAGTAGTTTTTATCTTCAATGTCATCCATATAACCTCTTATCTTATTAATATAACTAGACATGGTAGAAGTTTTTGTACCTATAAATTTAATAGCTCTAGAACATATTAATTGTTCAATCAATGATATCTGACTTATATCGATTGTGTTATATAATTTTATTTTTGGTAAAATATCATCATAATAAAATAAAGTATAATTTTCGGATAATGGTTTAAAATATTCTTTATCTTTTTCATCTGTTGATATATAAATTATAGAATTTAAAGGTATTATATCCTTAACATTTTCTAATAAAGTTAAACTATCTGTTGTTGATGATGGATAACAATAAGTAAAATCATTTCGTCTAACATGAAGTGAATAATATTGTTTATCTCCTAATTTATTAATAAATTGCCATGCTGAGTCAAATAATTCTACTTTATATGTAGAATGTTTAGCTATTAGTTGTTTTATTTCTTTATCTAATTTAGTATAAATAGATTGATGACTTATACCTAATAAATTTCCATTAAAGAATACATTACGTTCAGTAAATACATCCGATGAATTTATTGTTTTTCTATATTTAACAAAATTATCAGGGGGAGTTTCAGATTCAAAATTTAATACATTTTGAGAAAAGCAAAAATCAACAGTCTTACTTATGTTTTTAACACTTTCATAACTTTCTTCAATTTTATTGAATTTACAAAAATCTTTAAATGAAATATGTTTAATTCCTATATTATCAATATTGAAAAACATATCCATCATGTATCTATCACCCATAAAACAAATATTATGATCAGGGGGTAGTACTAAAGTTCTATTACTTAAATATGAAAGACATAAAGCTAATTCAAATGACATTCTTATATTATTAAAACCCGCGTTCCATGGTTTGTATATAACATATCCATTACTCCCATTATATTTTTGAAATAAATTGCTGAAATTATATTTTAAATAATATAGATAGTCTTTTTCATGTTGATTAACATCAGTTAATAATAAATTATCAGTTTTATTTTTTGATAATGATAAATCTATATTTTTATCTGGATTGTTTATGTAGAATTGTTTGAAAAATAACATTTTATTATCTTCAGATAAAACTGGCTGACAATAATGAATTATATTACCTAATGTTTTTCTTCCACGATCGTTCCAATCATTACATGTTCCTAAATCATCAATACTAGTAATATTTATTTTATGATGTGACAAAGCATATGATAAACCCCACATATCAGCTTCCCACTTATCAGTTTCTATTCTAATTTGATTAGAAAATTGATTATATTCTTTGATTATTGTTTTTAAAGTAGAAAATTTAGTTAAAAAGGGATAACGAATTGTTTTTTCTACTGTGTAATGTTCCCACCCTTTGAGATGGTGAAAGCCATTAGTAAAACTTTGTCCTATTACTTGATTGTTACTAGGAATAAAAGAGATAGGATTGATAAAAATCATATCAGGATCTACAAATAATAGATTATCGCTGTCATTAAAATAGTTATTATTACACAATATTTCAAGGGATTTGTGTCTATTAGATACAAAATACCTATCATTTTTTTCTTCTTTCCAATCAAAACTCCAATCAGGAAATTCCATAATAATAGCATCCGATGGTAAATTAATTGAAGGGGCATTCATTTCATCAGATACTATTACTACTAGTTTACCTTTCTGGTTTACTTTTTTAATGGAAAAATCCATTAACATTACTTGAAAAGCTTGATATAATGATTTACTAATATTTACAACAATATAATCTACATTATTCATAAATGTAATCACTTAATTTATAATGCATATAGAAATTTCTAAAAAATCCACCTAAAAATGGTTCTTCACGACCATGTTCACATATTGCTGATTCATATAAAATCATATCTCCAATTTCAGCATATACTTTATGCCAATTACCTTCGTGATCTTGAATATCTAATGGCCAGTCTTTTTCAGCTCCTTTAGTTGTTTGACACCCACATTCAAGGTCTTTATCTACAATAACAATACTGGAAATGTGATGTGTTTCTATCCGATCTACATGTTTAGTTAATGTTGCTCCTGTATTATATGATCTAATTCCATATACAAATGTAGGTTCAATATTTGCACCACACCATTCTTGGTGAATTGGTTTTAGTTGTTCGTGAATTATTTTTCTAATGGATGGAAATGTATCTAAAGACATAATTTCACTAACTACACCATCACCCTTAATGATGTTTTCTTTACCTTCAAATTTTTCTTCACGTATAGTAGATTTTAAAATTTCATATGCCTCTCTAATAATATTCCATGTTTCTTCAGGAACTTTTACTACTTTAAATCCTGTAGGTGTTAAACGAGGTAATTCTGATGGGGTTGAAAATTTGAGTTTGGTTTCGTCCATGTTTTGTTTAAAATATTCTGTTGCTAATTTTGAATCTTCTGTGGAGTTAAATTTGTTTTCTCTAAACCATTTAGTAATAATAATTTTTTTACCTTTAATTACAGGTAAACCAGCGTGGGATGAATCTGGATATACCTTACCAGTCCCATCTGAGTTTTTCCAAACCACAGCTGTTCCTTTTGTTGGTTCAAAACGTTTATTATCTAAACGAATAAATTCAGTTTCTCCTCCTTCTTCTACATCATTTAAGTAAATCATAAAAGTCCAAGTCCTCTGTCCACTGGATAAGCAATGATTAGTATATCCATCCCCAACAAAATAATCATGATGGTGGCGGAATTCCTGTCCTACTTGATATATTTGACCTTGAGTGGGTTCGGAATACTCTAAGGAGATATTTAACTCATCATACATTCTTTGATTAATAGTATTTACTATTTCATCACTATCCATTAAGTTGGAGGTACTACTAGTACGACCTTCATTATATGTTGATGATACATTTCCACTACCCGCTACACTTGAACGTGTATTATTAGCTTCAATTAGAGAGCATAAATAATCACATTCTTCATCAGTTAAAAAATTAGGGATTGTAAATATTTCTAAATCACCGTTATGTTCAATATAATTTCTATTGTTTTGCATTTTTTAATTCTTCATCGGTGAAAAATTGTCTTAAATTAGGAGCAAAATATGATAGCGATTTCTGTACTTTACGATCTTCTGAACGATATACTACAAATTTATCACCACGTTTTTCAAAATGACAAGGGCGTTGCGAAGCAGCAGTTCTAAATTTAGCCGTTGCATCAGCTTCTTCTTCTGTAGCACATGATTTAGATAAATTAGATTCTTGTACTTCATTATATGCAGCTAGGAATTTATCTTTTAAACCAAATGCCATAATACCTGCTGATAACACGTACATAATATCACAGAACGCATCTAATACTTCTACGATGTCTCCATCTTCAGCTGCTTCTTTATATTCATCTAATTCTTCTTGGATGAAGTTATAGATAAAATCACGTTCCATTTTTTCAGGAATGGTAGGTATTTTGTTATTTAGTTTACCAAATAACTTATTGAATGTTTCTACTTCAGTAATGAAGTGTAATCGATCATTATCGATCATTTTTGCAATAACTCCGTCTTGATAATTTTCCATTAAATATATGCTTGTAGGTTAAATTTTAACATTTCTAATACTTCTTGTTTAGCTGTTTTTTGGTGGTCAGCAAATACACCTGATACTTCAGACGTCATCATACTAGCACCCATATGCTTAACTCCGCGACATGATACACAGTTGTGAGTTGCATGCATCATTACCATAATACCTTCATTACCTTCAATTAATTTATCCATAGCATTATGAATAGCCATAGTTAATTGCTCTTGAATAGCACCTCTACGTGAGAAATGCTCAACTACACGATTTAATTTTGATAATCCGATTACCTTACTTTCAGGACCAGGTACATATGCAATATGGCATTTACCTAAGATTGCTTGGTGGTGGTGAGAACACATTGAGATTACTGGAATATCGCGCTCTAATACAATACCATTATAACCGTCTGATGGGAATGCTGTAACATCACCTAATACTTCATAACGACCTCTCCATAAATCATTAACGTATGCTTTAGCAACACGTTTTGGAGTGTTAGATGAATTAGGATCATTACGCCAATCAACACCTAATGCGTCTAAGAAATTACCATATGCAACAGTTGCATTATCGATAATGGTTTGTTTTTCTTCTACGGTTAGAGAGCGCTCTTTACCTTCGGTTTCAATGATTTGTTGTAAATGGAGTGAGATACCATTTGCATTACCTGAATTGGTAATTTCTAAATTGCTAATTTCGCACATAACTTGTTGTTTAAATTTATAACTGAATTTAATTAGGAAAGACTTGATTGACAAGTCCTTCCATTTATAATATTTTATTAGGTATTATTCTATACCTGCAATTTTATTCCAACGATATTCAATTTCACTCATTGGTTCCATTGAATCTTCTACTGCATTCATTCCTGAAGTAGCAGCGCTATCTTCCTTAGTACCAACAATTTCATCGTATTGATCCATTTGTGCGATATCTCCATCAGCACATAATTCGATTAATTTTTCAGCTACATCATGTAACTTCATATCATCAGTTGCATCTTCGCGGGCAAATTCTAATAAACGTATAAATAATGGTACATCAACTGAGATGACATCCATTTTATTTTCTTCTTGTTCTTGATCTTCCATATTATTATTTGATATAAATATAGTAGAGAAATAAATTAATTACAAATTTAATTTAGAACCTATAGTGAAGAAGAATGTAGGTTTATCAAATGTAGATGGTATATTTGATTTAATATTAAAGTTAATTCGGAAACGTTTAGTTAGCGGAATATCGAATGAATTTCCTAACATAACGTTGAAATTTTTATTTATTTTCATTAGTGGGTCACTCGTAATATAAGATGTCGGAGAATAAAGTAAAAACACCTCAGGTGTAAATTTAACTTTAGTTTTTGTTTCTAATGGTCTCATATAAAAACCAGTTAATGAAGGACCATACATTTGATCTCCTGAACCTAAAAATCCAGCAATTAATGACACGTTATAACCAGTAACACCTTTTTTACCTAATAATTTAATATATGTGTAACCTCCAAATGTTAAATGGTCTGTAAATGTAGTTGCGTATGTTAATGAATAATTTCGAACATGACTAACAGCACCATTTGTAGTATACATTTTAGTATATTTACCTGTTAATGCTAATTGTTTGAAATTTAAATGAATCATTGAAGTAGCACCCCAAGATTCGTTACCCATCAATGAAGCTTTTGATGCTGATATACCTAATACAGGAGTAAATGTATTATCTGCATTTTGCATTGCTGCTAAATCTCCTTGAATTACTAATGGGTTTGTTGTATTTACTACTTTAGCTTTCTTTTCTTCTTTCTTACTATCAGATTTCTTTTCTTCTTTTTTACTTTCACTTTTAGCATCATCTTTCTTTTCTTCCTTACTTTCGGATTTAGACTCTGATTTACTTTCTTCTTTGGATTCCGACTTAGATTCGCTTTTACTTTCGGATTTTGCTTCAGACTTTGCCTCAGATTTAGCTTCTGCTTTAGCTTCCGCTTTAGCTCCTCCCGAGGATCCCCCGCCACCTCCACCTGCTCCTCCACCTCCACCACTTGGGGCAGCTCCACCACTTGGTGCTGAACTACCCGCTGATGATGCGCTTGAACTCGCTGTAGATGATGCACTCGATGATGCGCTACTTGATGCTGTGTTTGATGCAGTGCTAGATGCTGTACTAGCAGCGGCACCGGCTGCAGTATTAGATGCTGTAGATGAAGCTGTTGATGCAGCCGTACTTGCTGCTGTAGAAGCAGCAGTTGAAGCTGCTGTATTAGCAGCGGTTGATGCAGCAGTTTGTGCTGCTGTTTGGGCTGCTGTTTGAGCCGCAGTCTGGGCAGCTGTCTGTGCTGCAACTTGTGCTGCTGCTTGAGCTACTACTGCTGAAATTGTATTTGAAATTGTTTGGGTTTGAGTTTGGGCAACTACTTCTTGTGCTTTACACACATATGCTTTCATTTGCTCATTTACCCATAATTGTACCTCACCTTTAGCTGCTTCTTCATATGAAAATGAACGAGCAGAACTACGATATACAATCAATACAGAACCCCCGATCGGAACAGTATATAATACCATCTGTTTCGAACAGGGGTCAAAGTAT